AGTTAACCATCAAAGACTTATGTTCACACAACCCAAGACAGCTTTTGCAACTCTCTAATACATAAAGACTATGAAATATCCTTGTCTGCTCACAAAAAGCATCAAAGAACTTTCCCCGGCAAAGTATAACCCGCGCAAAATTTCAGATGAAGCGATGGGAAGGCTGACCAAAAGCCTTGCAGAGTTCGGAAACATCCAGCCGATCACTTGGAACGCTCGCACCGGGAATGTTGTTGGAGGCCACCAGCGGTTGAAGGTTTATCAAGCAATGGGTAAAACAGAGGTGGAGGTCTGGGCGGTTGATCTGGATGAGCAAAAAGAAAAGGCCGCAAACATCGCATTGAATAAATTGAGTGGCGAGTTCGATTTACCAATGCTCAAGGATATTTTAGAGGAGATCGACACCGGGGAATTGGATTTGGAGATCACAGGATTTGGCATGGATGAGATTGCTTTAATGATGGAGGACGCACACCCAGAAGTAACCGAGGACGAAGTGCCAGAAGTTCCAGTTGATGCGATTACCAAGCCGGGTGACTTGTGGCTTCTTGGGGAACACAGATTGCTTTGCGGGGACTCAACAGGCGAGGCGGATGTGTCTAGGCTGATGAACGGAGAAAAAGCAGATATGGTTTTCACCGACCCGCCCTATGGAGTCAATTATGACGGAGGACACGCAACATATAAGCGGAGAGAAAAACTTAAAAACGACAACTCCACCCTAATCTACGATGACTCTGTTCCAAATATGTTTAAGCACTCGAAGGATGAGGCCGCACTATATTTATGGTTTGCCGCCACCAAGTCGCTCCAAGTCCTCCAAGTCCTCCAAGTCCTCCAAGCAAATAATTATGTGATTCGCAGTTGGCTCATTTGGAATAAAAATCAAGCTCAATTTGGAGCTATTGGAGCACAATACAAACAGAAGCACGAACCTTGCTTGTATTGTTTTAAAAAAGGACAAAGCCCATATTGGAACGGCCCGAACAATGAGGTTTCTGTTTGGGACGAAAAGCGTTCAAGAATAAATGAGTTTCATCCTACACAAAAGCCAGTAGAGCTATCTGCAAGGGCATTAGCAAATTCTTGCCCAGCAAGCGGGCTGGTTCTCGATCTATTTTTGGGTTCTGGTGCAACTCTTATTGGTGCAGAGCAAAGCAAACGCAAATGCTACGGAATGGAAATTAGCCCCAACTACTGCGATGTGATTGTGAAGCGATGGGAAAACCTTACTGGCAAAAAAGCCGTCCTTGAAAAAAGTGAATGATCTCTCAAAAAGAAATAGCGGAAAAGTGGGGCGTAAGTCGTGCCAGAATATGTACGATGGTAAAGAAAGGAATGCCCCTCACTTCCGAAGCAGACGCAAGCAGATGGCGGTTGCTAAATCAGAAAAAGCCAAGCCGAGTTCAGCCAATCCTCAAACCATCGGCCAACTCATCAGAGCAATCCGATCCCTCGGACTTTGCCGAATCACTCAAATCGGAGAGCACGAATGGCAGATTGATTCGCGCGAGGAGGGCAGAGTTAGTTGCTTACTCGTTAGTGGCAAGAGCAAGCCGAGACGGAAACCCGGTAGCCATGAGGGCGGCGATCCAAGGCTGGGGAGAGGCAAAGAAAAGGGTAAGCGAGGCCGAGATCGAACACGCTCAGTTCGAGGAGCTAACCAAGGCCACAATGCGAACAAGCGAAGTGCAAGAAATATATACGAAGTTTTTAGGCCGCATTCGATCTCTACTAGATGCCTTGCCAGCCAGTTTAGCAACCAGAGCCAATCCTAGTGACCCGGACTGCGCCAAGACCGCTATTCAAGAAGGCATAGATCAAATCTTCATCGCAATACAAAAAGCAGAGGAGGCATTCAAATGATACTCATGGGACTAAAAATTGGAATTGGAATTGCGCTTGGTCTAGCCTTGCTTAACATAGCATTCTGGGCTTGCGTGATTATTGTTTATGGGATTGTGTGGATTTTTGAATCCATCGCCAAGATGTTTAAATGAAACGCCTAGACAAGATTGTTGATTTTTTGAATGAAAAGATGAGGTGGCTTTATACGCCTCTCTTTATTTTTATTATGATAACCAGAGGGCTTGGATGGCGTGAATTTAGTTTTTGGGATGCCCTATATTGCCTTGCGTATGTTTTTATTTTTATAGAACAAGACCCATGAAACGCTCTCCACTTAAACGCAAAACCCCACTTAAACGAGGTGGGCGGCTTCGCCCGGTATCAAAGAAGAGAGCCAAGCAGATTAAAGAATATGCCAAGGTCAGACAGGAATATCTTTCATTAAATCCATCATGTGAAATATGCGGTAAAAGTGGAACGCAAATTCATCACAAGAGGGGAAGATTTCAAGAAAGACTAAACGATAAAAACTTCTTTATGAGCGTGTGTTCTTGTTGCCATCAATGGATTCACAACAATCCACAGATTGCTTATGCAAAAGATTACATGGTGAAGCGATGAATGAACGCAACAAGTTTCATCAAGGAATTGTATCAGCCAAGGCCAAGGTTAAGTATTACCGAGTGGGCAGAAAAAAACTTGATGTTGTCTGCGAGGGTGACGAATATCCCCGGCCCATACTCGACAAATTTGACTCCCTATTGCAGAGAGCCTCTAGAATGTTTTGGAAATGATGCGGTAAGAAGATTGACCCTTGTCTGGGGGGCGCAGACCTCAAAGACAACCACGATCCTTGCGGGGCTGGCGTATAGGCTTGCCGAGGCTCCCTGTCCTAGCTTATGGGTAATGCCATCAGAGGCTTTGGCTAGATCGTTCTCAGAAACTAGGTGGCTACCAATGATTGATGATTGCCCAGCTTTAGCAAAAGAACGGCCAGATAATACAGATAAAATAAAGATACTCGAACAACACTTTCGCAAGATGTCATTATGGTTTGTTGGAAGTAACAGTCCGGCAAATCTTAGTAGTCGTAGTGTATCACTTCTATGTCTTGATGAAGTGGATAAATTTTCAGACGGCACAGGCTCCAAGGAAGCGGGGGCGTTGCAGTTGGCCGAAGCTAGGGTGGCGACTTATCCAAATCATCTTGTAGTCAGCACCAGCACCCCGACAACGGCAGATTCGATTATCTGGGCAGAATGGCAAAAAGGGGATATGCGCTTTTACTTTGTGCCTTGTCCCCATTGTGGCATGAAGCAGAAGTTACTATGGGGTCAAGTTAAGTGGGATGAGAAGGCCAAGATTGAGGAATCAATCTATGATTTCAGCATCGTTAAAAATTCTGCCTACTATGAATGCGAGGGATGTAGAGGCAAGATTACAGACGGCCAGAAAACAAAGATGCTTCGAGAGGGCGAATGGATGCCAACCAATCCCAAGGGGGAACCGGGACGGCGATCCTATCATCTTAATGGCCTCTACGCTCCGTGGGCAACTTTTGGTTCTTTAGCGGTCAAGTTCCTACAAGATAAGCACGGCGGGATTCTAGGCTTGCAAGACTTTGTGAATCGAGTTCTAGCCGAGCCTTGGATGGAGCATGACCAAGAGAAGATTGAGATTAAACCCGGAACCTATCGGATGGGAGAGGTGCGTATGGGCGAGAAGCTCATTATGGCTTGCGACATTCAAGAAGCGGGAGGATTCCACGCTTGGTGTATTGTTCGAGCTTGGGATGCGGAGGGGAAAAGCAGATTGGTGTGGGCTGGAAGGTTAGAGACTTGGGGAGACATTAAGGCCAAGCAAGAAGAGTTTAGTGTTGAGGATAAGTGCGTGTTTATAGATTCGGGCGATCAAACCAGAGATGTTTATTTGAATTGTTGCGTGAACGGATGGATCGCCTTGGTCGGGTCAGACAAAACCAGCTTTTCAGAAATTACAGGCGATCTAAAAGTGCAAAGGCCATACTCAAGACTAGCCAATGGCGATCCCTTTAGCGGTAAATCCACAGGCTCTAAAGTGGGGTGGAAGTGGAAGCTATGCCCTGTTTGGCGTTGGTCTAACCCTGTTTTCAAAGACATCCTAGCAACCCTACTTAAAACCGATGGCTTTATCGCCGAGGATACTCCCGATGTCTGGAAGGTTCATATTGATTCAGAGGTAAAGGTAGAGGTCAAGAATCCACTTACCGGGCGCACCCGCCGAGTTTGGAAGCAAGTCGGAAAGAATAATCACTTAATGGACTGCGAGTGTATGGGACTATGTGGCGCGGCCCTGCATGGAAGATTAAGGGTTGTCCCCACAAGTTTGACAGAGGAGGACTTGCATGGCTAGCGGAGCATTTGTCGGATTGCCAGCTACCACCTTAATTTCACTTCGAGACAAGTATGTGACTTGTTTAGAGGCGATAGCGGTGGCGGGGGCGAGTTATTCCATCGCTGGTCGTTCTTTCAGCCGAGCCAATTTGGGCGAAGTTACCAACACGATTGCGGAGCTAAACCTAGCCATCCGGTTAGCTTCTAGGACGCAAGTATATCACACGTATGCGGCATTTGGGCCAGTTAGGACTATGGGCGGGGCGTGAAGAAGGTTGAATTGAATTTGATTGATAAGGCAGTTGCCTTTTTCAATCCTAATGCGGCGGTGGAAAGGCTGGCAAGCAGGGCAAAGCTAACCAAGTTTGAGTATGATGCCACGATGTATAATCGCCAGAGGAGAGTGCCTAGTCAGCTAACTGGGGCAGAGGGTTTCCGATCAAACTATGATCGGGTTGAGATGATGAAGAGGGCTAGGGACTTGGATCAAAACTTTGGCCTTGTTCGCTCATTGCTCTTAAAATTTGCGACTCATGTAGCGGCTAATATCACCTACCAAGCCAGAACCACAGATCAGCTTGTTAATAGTGATGTGGAGGCTTATTGGAATAGCTGGTGGGACAAGTGCGATCTTTCGGGGCGGCATACAGGCTCGATCCTTATGCAGATC